TTAAGATTGAAGCGGATGCATCAGCATATGAATCACCTGGATCCGTACTACTCACGTTTCGAACGAGATCTAAAATTGGTTTTAGTTTAATTCTCACCTCTACGACTTGTTTTTGAAGTGCACATGTTGGTATAGCCAGGGATGGGTTCCTATAAAAATAGAATGGAATATCCAGGAAATATGTATACGGATCTGCATAACTTAGATAATTACCATGTCCATTGAGAAAGTACAGTGTTTGTTCGATGTCGTCATTCGTATTATGAAGTTGTTGATGCATATAGATGTACTCTCCTGTAATTCGTTGAATGGGTTGTCCACCTATTAAAAGTTCTGCGTAGTCTATCATATGAGTAATTATAGACGGTGACCATACCATATCATTTTCACCACCGTCATCTGGTTTGGGATCACTCAGTGTAACCTTCAGTGTAACATTTTTAATCAAATCACCTTTGTCACCCGGTATCGTGCATATGACAGTCTTATCAAAATCTATGTCCCCATCGAATTGGCTCTCAACATAATCAAAAGCAAATTTTGAGTGACGTTTGAAATTTGTTAGAAAGTACGAAAACTGTGGTTCACCTGTGAGCCATTCATCTTGGACCCCAGTGGCAGCAAGTCTCAGACGACCAGCCATTCCTACTGTATATGAGTAAAATTTTGGTAAATAAAACGAGACAGTACATTAGAATGAATCTTCAATTGAGGAAATTCAAACCCGAGACGATCGCGGATGACAGGGTGTGTGTTTTCATAGGTAAGCGTAACACCGGTAAATCAACTCTGGTGAAAGATATCATGTATCATAAGAAACACCTCCCGGCAGGTATTGTACTATCAGGAACAGAAGAGGGTAATCATTTTTACTCTGAGTTTATCCCAGATTTATTCATTTATGGTGACTACGACAGAGATGCGATAGAAAGGGTTATGGCCCGACAGAGAAAGTTGGTGGGCGGGGGTAAATCAAATTGTGGAGCGTTTATGCTTCTGGATGACTGTATGTATGACTCAAAGTTTCTAAAAGATACGTGTATTCGACAGTGTTTTATGAATGGTCGTCATTGGAAGATCTTCTTTATGTTGACAATGCAATATGTTATGGACTTACCACCGGCACTACGAGCCAATGTGGATTATGTGTTTATTCTCAGGGAGAACATTATCCAGAACAGAGAAAAGTTATACAAATCCTTCTTTGGTATCTTCCCTTCTTTCGATATGTTTTGTAAAGTGATGGACGCCTGTACAGAGAACTACGAATGTCTCGTGTTAGATAATACAGTAAAATCTAACAAGATTCAGGATTGTGTATTTTGGTACAAAGCAACGGTTAGAAAGGGTTTCAGGGTTGGTGGTCCAGATTTATGGAGATTGCACCAGAAGATGTACAACCCCAAACATCAGCAGCAGAAGGAAGATGATGCTAAGAAGGCGACTAAGAAAACAAACCTCAAGATCACAAAGACTAAGTAGGTGCGTCTCGATAATTGTTCAAAAAACTATGGGTATATTAAATGGCTTCAGATCGAGTGTATACCATGAATCTTTCAGATGACGGAGAAGGAATGGTTCCCATTAGTCAGAATCAGTCCACATCTTTTATAAAAAACGAAGCGCAAATTCAACCCGAAAAAAATGTGAGTCAGAGTAAAGAGACGATGGATTCTACTCCCATTAACGATATCATGATGGAACCCCCTATGATGACCGATGAACCCAAGATGCAGGGTATGATGCCCCAGATGACTGCTCCCCAGCCTCAGGGAATGCATGTGCAACAGGCTGAGAAGCCCGCCAGTAAGAACCCCATGAATCTCACCGACGAACAAATGACCGCTCTTCTTGTTGCGGCGTGCACAGGTCTTGCGGTGAGCAAGCCTGTCCAGGACAAATTGGCGACTTCTATCCCCAAGTTCCTTAACGAACAAGGGGGTAGGAGTATGGTTGGCCTCGCGACTACTGGTGTAGTAGCCGCGATCGTCTTCTATTTCATGAAGGACTATGTAGTCAAGCCTTAAACAGGCCTTTCCCAGCCCATATTACTATAAATAGAATTATCAATTCCAGAATAATACGTACCCAAAGCACCAAGAGCAAACGTCCCCGCTAACAAGGCACTCAATTTAAGTTTCTTGCTAACGTCGGCTTTATGATCAGTCATAGCTTTCTTCGTTTCAGATGAAATCTGGTTGATGAAAAAGGTAATAACTAACGCGATGAAAGTCGTGGATAAGAAAAATACTCGGTCTACCGCGAGGCGTGGGATGTTACCGATGGCGAATCGAATAACATTGGGTATAATGACAGTAAACCATATGAGGTTTAAATGATAACTCTTGGATATAAGTGGTACGAGTGTTACGACGTATAGGAGTATCCAATACGCGATGGCCGTAATCAAAATGTTCACCGGTGTCTTCATTTAAACTAAACTGAGATTATTTATCCTGAATGTGCTGACCACAGAATTCGGTTCTTTCGGGAATTTGTTCATAAATACCCAAATTAATACACATGTCCCGAAGTTCGATGTAATTTTCCCAAAATTGTGGGGAATGTTTGTATTCACTCACGGTACAATGGGCCAATTCATGAATCAGAACGTGAAATATTTCATTCGGTTTACCATCTAGACATACAACTATTTCACCACCTTTGTTTGTATTAGAACCGACAGAACCCCACATTCGTTTCATACCCGTGATGGGTATAGTCCTGTGAAGCATGTGATACTTTTCGTTATTTGTTTCACGAAGGTGTTTCCTGAGGATGGTATATTTTTCCTTAACCTCAACAAGTTCCTTTGGTTGCCTGGTATAATAAAGAACAAACAGATTGATTATCAATAACAGCGCAAGTGTTCTCATCTCTTATATACAAAGATAAATTTACTATAGAGCTCCGATATAGGATTTCCAGTGAGACCCTGCCAAAGTTCTAAACTAAACCCCAACTCTTCTAAATGTGTGATCAACAAGTCTCTGAAAGCCACCGGCTCTGATTTTGGTCCATCCGCATAATAAGGTGTATCAACCAGATTTACAAATAACTTTTCACCAAAACCACCATTCCCATGGTCTTTGAGTTTGAAAAAATTGCCTCTATCATCTATGAGAGGAGTTTTAAAAATAATCTTTTCAGAATCTGGAATGATACCCATGAGAATACCACCTGGTTTTATCCGTTTTCTTATTTCATGTATCGAACTAAAAAACAAGTTCTTCGTTGCAAATATATAATGTAAAGAAAAATTGAAACATACAACATCAAATTTTCTATTTGGGCAATTATGAATGTCACCCTCATAGAAATTGACTCGCATATGCATATTTTTAGCGCGGGAACGAGCCTCTTCTAGGGCTGATGGTTCGGGATCACACATGTTAATGTTCACTCCACACTTGTGCCATTTTTGAAGATCTCCACCAAACCCACAACCTACATCGAGAATGTGTTCGCCCTCTTTTGAAACGGACTGGATGAGATTTCTCTTGGCATCATTGTGGTTCTTACGAATTTCTTCCATGTCACCCTTATGGAATAATAACTGATATTTCTTTAGGTTCGAGTACCTCACTTAAGTGCCAGTTCCATAAATAATAGTATACAAATCCATTTCCCTTGATGAACTTTTCCTTCTCGAGTGTTTCTGTATGTACACCTACCTCAGCGCTATTGAATACATGGAAACCGAGGTTTCGGGCGATGAGAAATGCGTCATTGTATACGTCACCCACCATGAAAAATCTATATACTTGATTTATAGTCCCTGACCCGTCTCGACGTTCATACGGAATATCATAGAATGAGATGAAATCGTCTGTGGTATCATTCACATATGAGTGAATAGGTAGTACGACTCGTTTCACATAGTCTTCTGTGATGACCGGAGCTATCTTAGCTTCCTTTACGTGTTCCTTGAGTATCGAAGCTACTTTTGGTACATCTTCCATGGTCATCTTTCTCCACGCATGTTTGCACGGACCCCGAATATCGTAAAACTTTTCGCGGAGTCGATTCGTTTGGTGGAATCCAGTCTTTACGAGATGTTTCACATCTAAGAACCTGTGCCAATAACATGATTTAGTGATGGGTGTAGGAATCTTCGTGACGGCTGTATAAATAGCCTGCCAAATACCCCTCTTATTCGCTCGACGTTTAATTTCAGTTATGAGAAGTGGTGCGAGTCTCACTGAGCGATACGATGGATGTACACATAGGTAATCAATTTGGGTCATCTTATGCTCCTTCCCTTCTACGTTCACATCCAAAGGTGTACTGGATATGTACCCCACCAATTCTTTCGTGTCAATCTTTCGAATACAAATACTATCGTCTATAGACCATTTAAGACCTTCAACCGTGTACGCCAATTTAAACTGTCCATGCACTACATAGTATTCTCTCAAAAACTCACATGCTTCTTTCAGATTACACGAAGACCATACGAGTCCCTCTGGAAGTTTTGTCGTCTTTTTTGTAATGTCGCGAGACTCGTCTATTTCACCGGGTTCTGTACCTTCGCGAGGTACGGGTTGCTTGTCCCAGTATTCATGCATTTACATAGATAATAGCTTAAAGTTTTAAGCCTATGTATAAATATAATGTCTCTCGAACAAGATTATACCACTGTACCTGGTCAAATCTATGCGTGTCTCTCTATTGTGGGTCCCGATGCACCCCAAAAGAATGACAAATTCGGTATCAAGATTCGTGGTGCTTTTGCCAATCGTGAGGAGGCTGCTAATCACGCCAAGCGCCTCCAAAAGGAGGATCCCACGTTTGATATCTACGTCGTAGATATGTACAAGTGGCTTCTCATTCCCCCCGATTCTGCAAAGATTGAGGATGTTCATTATACGAACGAGAAGTTGGAGGAAATCATGTCTGGATACAAGGAGAACCAGGCTCAGGCTGCTCGTATGTTCCAGGAGCGTAAACAGGGTATGATGGATACAAAGACTGGATATACACCCGGTGATGAGAACTCGAAGTTTTACACCAAGCCCGATGAGGCGCCAATTTCTCACCCTGCTGAGGTTCTTGAGCGACTTAAGAAGGAAAAGCCTGGTACTTCGATGGAAGAGTTGGTTAAGGAGGCTGACGAAATTGTCAATGAAGAGATGAAGGAGCGACAGAGGAAGCGTGAGGAGGACGCCAAGTCGACTGAGGCGAAAGTAGAGGATACAAAGGAAGACGGTGAGCCAGAGGTTTCATCCGCGTAAATAATATTCATATACAATAAACAAAATGATTAGGATTATCATCACGATACTCCTAGTCGGAGCTTTCTTTATTTTGTTTTTTAAACCAAAATACGATTTAAAAAACAAAACAGTTTCTGAACCATCTAGTACGAAAGGGTTCGTCGAAGATACATACAGGGGTCCCATTCTTTTTGGGCGAGATGGAATCCCCCCTAGATATGGTAACATAGGAACGTTTGTTGCTTACTCTGGCGTTCCAGAGGAACACTGGTTAAATGGATTTCCACAGGATCCGTCGACACCTGAAAGTTATGAAGATTCTGATACTAAACTGTCGAGACGTATACGTGACTTAAGTGTATCTTAATATAACTGGCTGCATAGTCTTACCCATGAAAAATCCTAAAAGAAAAACAGCAAACGCGATTATCCACGTAGATTTATCAATGTTCGTGAATATATCGATTTTTGCATTTTGCTGAGGTGGAGGAGGTGGATAATTCATTTCACTCGGATGGAAATAATACGGCTGGTCTTCAACCATCTCCTGTTTTTCGTGTTCAATTTCCTGATTTAAAGGGTCGACAGTGGGGTTGTACTCAATAGGATTACCAATATCAGTTTCCATTTCTAATATAGAATTTGTTTTTTTTAAGCCGATTCTTCCTCACTCTCACTCTCATCATCTACCACGAAATCCTTGAGATTACCATTATCATCAGCGTCTTCGTCGTAATCGTCATCACTACCTTCTTCTGAGTTATATTCATCTTCAGTATCAATTACTGAATCATCTTCAAAATCATCATGATCATCTGTAGCATAATCGTCGTCTAGTACAGTTTCTACTGGTATATAAAGAACGGGCTTCTTTATAACCCTACCAAAGCGAGAACGAGTCATTTATATACTTTAAACACTGTTCTGTTTAAGTATCTTTAGGTTGAAGTTTATCAGTTATTTTGGGGAGTAAGATGTGAGTTCTTCCATTATTTTTCTTACAGATTGGACATTTTTGTTTTATTTTATTTTTGGTGATGATATATGACATAGTTTTATTTTCATGTACACCAGAAATAGTTTCACAATAATTAGATGTGGTTAACACTAAAAAATTATTTTTATTTCGAGTTACATTAACTACACGTGTATCATCACTACATTTCATATTCTTATTAATGAAGTTTTCAAGATCTGGTTTTACATTCATCTGTTTAATTTCTGGTTTTTCTACAATTTTTTTTATTTCGGGACACTTTGTGAGTGTTTCCTTTTTAGGGTAAAGTTTATCAATAATGTCATTTGTTAATTTATGTCTTCTACCACAGAAGTGTTCACAAAAGCCATCACGTCTTCCCCTAATTGTTTCATGTCGACTGAAACATTTTTGGAGAATCTCCCTTCCACTTATGATGAACCACACATGATTCGACCCATGATTTCTTTTTACGTTTTCACAATATCTAGAATTTGTCGCTGCGAAATATGTTTCTTTGTTTTTGAATAGTTTAGTGATGTATGCACACCCTTGACCCTCCATATTTTTTCGAATAAATGTTTCTATTTTGTGTTTCAATTCTTCATCATAGATTTCATTATTCATTTGTTCATCTGAAAAGGAATTTTCTTTGATTTTCAAAGATACAGAAGGTGGTTCTACCGTAACTGTCGTAGGTGCATCGGTTCGAACGGCTGACATTTTAAGAATTTCAACGGTTGGGTCCTGACCTATTCTCGTGAGAGAACCAACTTTGTATATGAAAACAGGAAGATATGCCAGTTGGTCTACTCTACCATTATCACAATCTTTACACCCTTTACCATCACACGCTTCATGTTTTGCTCGTTTATACGACCATGGCATTCTAAATCCACTCCCCTTTGTCTTTCTACGTGCGTCACCGTATACAGATGAATCGATAATTGCATTCCAATCCATATTACTCTTAAATTTTGAGAGGGACACGAGAATGTGTTCGCGGAGTGAGATGGCAGATATCTGATCAACCACAAAATTGGGCCAATTGAGGTGTACACCAGTTTTAATTAGGTCACCTGACGGTTTGGGTTGTGAGACAGAAATAAGACACTCTTTACCACCGTGGAACTTTACCGTCTCACAAATAACCTTAGAAATGTCCTGAATCTCATCGATTCCTAGGGGCTCTGGGTCTTTATAATCGATATCCACGAAAAAGTTATACGTCTCACTCTTTTGTTCGACGACGTAAATCCTTTCTCCCGATTTTACAGCCTTAATATACATATCGTAAAATTCATTCAATCTATCAAACGGCACAGAGAGTTTACCCCCGTCCATGAGCACGTGTGATAGATTGGTAGCATTATTGAATCTTTGTGACCAATTCTTAAACATACCTTATTATTGTTCATCATCTCTAAACCATTTCATACAGGAAACGTCCTGGTATTCTTTTGTTTTAGAAAGTTCCTTCTTAAAGGTTAACAATTCATATACTGTTTTTTCTTCATTTTGTTTGAGCCATTCCTGAATTTCCTCTTCGCACATACCCCTGTTCTTCTCTAACAGTTCACTTATCTGCCTTAAAATGAAAGCCTTGGACTTCATTATTTAATAGAGAAGGTTTTTCTGTTATGAGAACTTATGCACGCATAAAATTTAGGATTTTTTATGACATTATCTATGATGAGTTTCCAACGTTTACGTGAGTTGAATTCTTCGAGTGTATCATAACTCATATAATCGTTTTCGTCGTGTGTTTTGCGTATGGGTTGATTGTTCATCTTTTTAATTTGTGTCTTGTGTTTTTCTTCATAGAATTTTCGTATTTGGGTTTGTTGTTCTGAACGGTTATAATTAACGAAAAATATATATACATTATATTCCAGGTCTACCGTTGGACTTTCTTTGTGTATAAATTTAAATTCTGTGTATTCACCATTCTTGAGGGAGACAACTCCACGTGTCTCCTCCTCCAATTCTCGTAGTGCGCATCGTAAAGGATTGAATATTTCTCTTCGTCTACACCCTCCTGTGACAAAAATCCAATCCTTGAAGCGCCAATCTCTCACTGTGAGAAACCGAGGTTTCCCGTCGATAAAGCTAACCGGTATTGCAATCGCCTTGTACTTCTTCATTGCGCATTCGCAAGTTATAATAAGGCGATATGTTTATTCGTCCTCCTTTACATCACTTTTTTCGGGTTCCTCCTCTGTCTCAGGAACAGATGGTTCTTCGGGGGGAGCGCTGAGGTGCCTGACGACCTGGGCTGAAAAATTCTTAAACCCGTCAATATCCTTTTTAGTTTTGTTTAACTCTTTAAAA